ATCCCGTACCTTTTGAACACTATTCATCATTTTCTTCTGATTAGCATTGTGTTCTTGTACTGCACCATAAAACCATTGCAGCATCTCTTTCATTCCCAAATTAGAATGAAGTAAAACTATGTCTGCTCCCTCACTTGAACGTGAGATATGACGGGCTTTAACTATATGAATGTTAAATGTCCATAAATCTGGGTAGGGTTCTTCAGTCTTGACTTTATTCGGGTCAAGTGAACCTCCAGCTTTAGCAAATTCAGGGCGGACTTTAGGTTCAATAATAAAAGGTAATCGACGTTGAATAGCCGATGCATGCGAAAAGTACAAGGGAGCATTAATATCCATGACATTACTGGTTGCCAATACAAATTGAGCATGGCAAGGAGCTTTGCCCTTATCTTCAAGCGCTGCTTGAGTAGTATTAAATGGTGTAGGATTAATAATTTGAATAATTTCAGCCAATGTGGGATCGATTCCTTGAGCTGCTGCCGGTCTTATATAAGCAACATCATCAAGAACGATGGTATGTTTGTAGGTCTTGAATCCATCCCAAAAATCACTGGCTGGATTTCGTGTATATATATATTTCTCTCCGACTGGGAGATTATTAATGTTCGCAAAATATGTTGCCAAATAATCTTTAAGTGCACTCTTACCAATACCAGTTTCACCATAAAGCATAACCGCAAATGGCGGGGTTCGGGTTTTGGCTGCAGCAGCAGATGTGAGATATTTAGAATTTAATTCTTTGAGAATACCATGTGTATATTTAGCCTTATTTAATTCGATTTTTGAATAAGTTTCGGGATTGGATTTCATAAGATCAATGAGAAGTTCGATTTTGTTTATTGCATCTTCCAATCTTGATAAATAATCACTCTCAGTAAAACCCACTGCTTCAGGGTTTGAGAGAAAGTTGGTTTCACGCTTCAAACGTTCAATATCATCATACAATGATGTGTAACTCTCTGGAGTGTGCAGGAGAGATGAAATCTCTCCTGTTTTATATATTTGATAGCCTTGTCGTGTCAAATAAAGGAGAGTATCTGCTAAACAATGTACAAAATCTGGTCCCATGTAATGCTTTCTGCGAATTGCATCAGCTTCCATGCGACTATAATTAAATGTTTGGAATGTGACTCCTAATTTAGAAAATAATGATAGAGACATAGCATACAATAAGAATTTATGCAACTTCTTAATTAATGGTGAGTTACATATAGATTTATAATTGTCAAGAATAGTTTGTATGGATTCAAAAGAGTCCATTTCAGACTGTGGTGCAAAATCACCAAAAATTTCATCAAATTTTTCCATTAGTGAATCAAAATTTAATTGCTTTAAATCACCAGCTATTGTTCTTGACTTAACAAAAGATAGTAAACTGGCAATCTGCACTGCACGATTAGAACTTTTAGTTAATTGAATGGTGAGCAGTGATAGATCTATTATAAGATCACGAGCATAACTCATTTCTTCATCAACAAAAGCCTTACTTAAGTGTTCAATCACTGATTGAATCTCAAAATCATGCTTACATTCACAATATGAGAATAATTTAGAACATTGTGGACAATGTGTATTTATCATTAAATCATCGTAAGATGAAAATTGATACGCACGAAGTGCATTTCTTAGAGCACGGTTATTACTTAAAACGGGGGGCGCTTCAGAAGCTGGCAAAAGTTGCTTTTCCTCCTGAATAGGTGTCTCCATTGCTATACGATTAGATAAAGCCCGAGCATTGAATTCATATAAAATTTGTTGTGTGGTTGAATCCAGAATGCGTTCCTCGGGTGGATATTGGTGTGGAGATGCTTGCTCCAAATCAACATTATAATAATTATCATCACTCAAATCATCTTCAACAGATACAGTATATGAGCTCTCATCAGACGAAAAATATTCTTCATCAGAAGAAGAATCATATAAATCAGATTCTTCCATAATAGCAAGTTGACGCCTAAATCCAT